GCTCCGTGTGAACGTCTGCAAAACCCTAGGCTCTGTGCAAATAGGGCCGGGGGTGAATGAATATCCATGAATAATGCTGAGGATGACTGAATATCCATGAGGGAGGTTGGATAAATGGCGGGAGGGTTCCCCGGACGGCCACCTAAGCCAACCGTCGTCAAGGAATTGCAGGGTAATCCTGGGCAACGGGAAGTCGGCGAAGAGCCGACCCCCGATAAGGGTAATGAGAAGACGACTACGCATTGTCCGCCTGAGCTTAAGGGCGAGGCTTTCGCAGAGTGGAATAGGCTAGCTCCCGAGCTTTACCGCCTCGGCCTTTTAACGAAGGTTGACCGTAGTTACTTCCAAGCGTATTGCGAATCGTGGGGAACGTATTACGAAGCAATGCGTTATGTGGAGGATCACGGAATCATCATTGAGGGTCGGCAGGGCCCGGTAAAGAATCCGGCTATGCAAGTAGCCAAGGATTCCCTAGACGGAATGCTGAAGTTCGGTACGCGGTTCGGGCTTTCTCCGGCTGACCGAGCGAGGCTCGCCGTTAAGGGTGGCACTGAGGATGATTCTCCCGCCAAGGATGACGGCACGCCGCAGGCTGCCGCTCTGAGGCTGATTAGCTAGCGCCGGTTCCTCCCTTCCTGGCGCTGGGGATTGACCAAGGCCGTTGTAGCCATGCCCTGTTGGGCGGGGCGGAATGGTGGCCGCTTAGCTCCGGCCCTGGTCTCCCCTTAAGGCGGGGCGCGCGGAGCGCCGCTTAGCCTCAAGGCCGGTACGTCAAAAACCCGGACCTCCGCTTTCTAGTTCCTAGGCGTCCTCCGGGACTGCCTAGGTTTTTCCGCTGCTAGCTCAGTTGGTAGAGCAGGCGACTCTTAATCGTCGGGTCCTAGGTTCGAATCCTAGGCAGCGGACTCCCGGACGTAGCTCAGAGGCAGAGCAGGCTAGGCCAGCCAATGTGCGCAGGTTCGATTCCTGCCGTCTGGACGTTTAAACGCCCCTAGGAGATGAGTCCGATGGTCTGAGCAAGGCACCCCCCCCGGCAAGGAATGACGCGGCCTATTCGGAGGCTGCCGGGAAACAGGGGAGTCCGATTCGGGAACGATGCCGAATTACCGTCCCGTCTGAGCGCGTCACTTTCCCCTGTAGCTCAATTGGTAGAGCAGCGCCCTGTTAAGGCGTGGGTTTCAGGTTCGAGTCCTGACGAGGGAGCTTAATCCACCCTGTTCCATCGTGGGCAGGGTTTAAACGACTTGAGGGGGATCGTGGCTGACAAGGATGAGGCTGAGATTCGTCGGCTCCGTGGAGCGTTCCTGAGGGCCCCTGACAGCGCTCAGAAGCGCCGTATCCAGCGTGAGACTGACCAGCTGGTGAAGAAGAGCAAGAGTAAGCCTAACAAGAGCAAATAGGAGGTATGCGGAGTGGATCTCCCGATTGCTCCGCACGCTCCCGCTGAGCCACGTGAGGGCTATTTCCGCTGGGATGAGAAGCGGGCCCTAGATGCGGTCAACTTCATTGAGGGTGCTTGTGTCCACACGAAGGGCCGTCACGCGCGTAAGCCGTTCATCCTGGACGACTGGCAGAAGGACGAAATCATTCGTCCAATGTTCGGCACTATCGCTTGGGATGACCAATACAACGAATGGGTCAGGCAGTACCGCCTAGCGTGGATCGAAATGGCCCGGAAGAACGGCAAGAGCGAGATTGCTTCCGCCCTGGCTCTGTACTTCCTTTTCGCTGACGGCGAGGAATCCGCCGAGGTTTACTGCGTAGCGGCTGACAAGGATCAAGCATCCCTGGTTTTCAATGTCGCTAAGCGCATGGTTGAGCTGTCTCCGGTGCTGTCACCGCTGATCGGCTCCCGAATTGAAATCGTGGATTCGCGTAAGCGGATTATCGACCGTAAGACGAATGGCGTCCTGGCGGTTCTGCCGGGTGACGCTGGCGGCGCGCTGGGCACTAACCCTAGCGCCGTGATCATGGATGAGGTTCTGACTCAGAAGGACCGTCACCTTTTTGACGCTATGCGTCAGGGTTTCGGTACCCGGCGTCAGCCGATCATGTGCTGTATCACGACTGCCGCTTACACGACTGCGGCGTTCGCTCTGGAAGAGCATGAGTATTCGCAGCGCGTCGAGCTTGACCCGAATATGGACCCGGCTCGATTCACGTTCCTCCGGAATCTCCCGAAGGACTGGGATTGGCAGGTTGAGGGCGAGCCTCCGTCTGCTGAGCATCCGAAGGGCACTGGTTGGTATTACGCGAATCCGGCTCTCGGTTCCTTCCTGAATATCAATAACCTTCGAGCCGAGGCTGAAGAGGCGAAGGATCGTCCTAGCTCTCAGAACGCTTTCCGCGTGTTCCGGTTGAACCAGTGGACGAGTCAGGCTAACCGCTGGCTCGATATGGGCATCTGGGACGAGAACGGGCGACCGGCCATACCTCCGGCTACCCTGCGGGAGAAACTCGCTGGAAGGGCCGCGTACGGCGGCCTAGACCTGGCTTCTACGTCCGACTTCACGGCTTGGGTTCTGCTGTTCCCCGGGTCGCCTGATGATGAGAAGGCGGACGGCTTTACCGTCCTGCCTCATTTCTTCATCCCTCGCGCGGCTGTCGAGCGCCGTGCGCCTATGCAAGAGCATTTCAAGGGCTGGGAAGACGCTGGATACATCACGGTCATTGAGGGCCAGACGATCGACTATGACGCTATCGAGCGTCACATATTCGAGGACGGCGAAACGTTCCGTGTCCGATCGTTCGGCTATGACCAGTGGAACGCAACTCAGGTTGTGTATCACCTTGAGGACGCGGGCCAGCTGGGCATCAAGGTTCAGCAATCGGCTACGCGACTCAATGATCCGTGTAAACGGCTTGAAAGCCTGTTGGCTGACCGCACGTTCTACCACGGCGGGAATCCTGTTCTGCGCTGGCAAGCAGACAACGTTGAGCTAGATATTTCCGGTGAAGGTCTTATGAAGCCGTCTAAGGCGAAGTCTGGCGAAAAGATCGACGGTATCGCGGCCACGCTTAACGCTCTGTTCGTGGCGAATGTTCCGGTCGAGGAAGTACCTGAAGTGACGTTTATCCGCATGGACGACTTGGCTGACGATGAGCCAGGGCCTGACCGTGACGGCCTTGACGAATTCCTAGCCGCATGGCGCGGCGGACCAATTGATGACGACGACGATTGAGGGGGCCCAGTGGCTTTCGTACTGCAAGTGCTGGGCATCCTGGCATTCATCGGTTTTCTGTGGTTTGTCTGGCCCCCGCTGGTAATTCTCGGGTTCGCCGTTCTGGTGTTCCTAGTCGGCTGGGCGCTTGATCGCCCGATTCTTACGAGGGATGAGTAATGGGTCTGCGATCCTTTCTTGAGAAGCGGACCGTTTACACGGACTCCCCGGCTTCCCTCTGGGAGCGTGACTTCCCAACACTGACCGGCGCGTTTAAGACGGCAGCCGGGAAGCGGGTCAGTCAGGCTAGCGCTACGCGCATGATTGCCGTCTACGCTTGTCAGTCCTATATCGCTGACGGCGTTTCAACGCTCCCGGTTGATCACTACCGTAAGACAAACGGCTATCAGGAGTCGGTCCCGGCTGCGCAAACGCCTAAGTGGATTAAGCAGCCGAACCCTTATCAGACGGCTGTGGACTTCTGGCACCGCGTAGTTATCTCGCTGCTGAGCGACGGTAACGCTTTCATTTTCACGGCTCGGGATGACCGGGGAAACGTGGTCGCGTTGTACTGCCTGCATCCGGGCGATGTTCAGATTATCGACGGACCGGGCGGGAATAACCGCTACCGCGTGGCTGGCACTGAGGGCCCGCTTGAGAACGGCGAATACGACCGTTCGTGGATTCTCCACATTCCGGCTTTCACGGTCGGCGGAGTTTCGCGCGGACTGTCTCCTATCGACGTAGCCAGGGAAGCTATCGGCCTTGGGCTCACGATGGAGGAATACGGCGGGCGGTTCTTCTCTCAGGGAACCACAATGGCCGGGATCATTGAGCACCCTGGCTCTCCTAAGCCGGACGAGGCTCGGCTACTGCGGGAGATGTTCCGTAAGACTCACTCCGGCATCAAGAATTCGCATGCCGTAGGTGTGCTGACTGGTGGCGCGAGCTTCAAGCCGATCACGATCACTCCGGAGCAGGCTCAGTTCCTTGACTCGCGGCGCTTCCAGAATACCCAAATTGCGCTGCTGTACCGCGTGCCCGCGTTCATCGTGGACCCGACTATTACCAGCACGTGGGGAACTGGGATTGAGGAACAGCGCTCGGCGCTGGTCTCAGACACTTTCATGCCGTGGGCTATTCGGATTGAGCAGGCGATTTCTACGTTCCTGCTCGCTGGCCCGCAGTACATCAAATTCAACTTTGATGCCCGTATGCGTCCGAAGACTAAGGAACGCTACGAGGCTCACGCGGTCGCCATTAACAACGGCTGGATGAACATTGATGAGGTTCGGGCGCTTGAGGATCTTTCTCCGCTGCCTAAGGGCTTGGGTAAGAAGTTCTTCCGCCCAACGAATCACGAAGAGCTAGGCGCGCCTAAGCCGAAGCTGACGCTAGATAAGCCGGAGCCGGATAACTCCACTTCGGGTGAGAATAAGGATGACAAGCAAAATGCGACCTGACCTTTTTGAGCGTCGCTTCCTCCCTAGTGAGTTTGAGGTTCGCACTGCGGGTGACAAGCTGACCATTGAGGGCTACGCCCTTAAGTGGAATGTCCGCTCCGGGAATCTCGGCGGCTTTAAGGAGCGAGTAGCTGAGGGTGCGACCAATAAGACGATCAAGGAAGGCGATATTCGGGCTCTTCAGAATCATGACCCGAACCTGATCCTTGGTCGCACGAAGAGCGGCACTCTGAAGCTGGCGAATGACGAGACCGGTACTCATTACGAGATTGACGGTGACCTTCGTCAGTCGTACGTCCGTGACCTGGCTATCGCTATGGAACGTGGCGACGTTACTCAGTCGAGCTTCGGTTTCCGTGTCGTCGGCCCCGATGGTGATTCGTGGGATGAGGACGAGGACGGCAATATTCTGCGGACGCTGAAGGAAATTCAGCTGTTCGATGTTTCGCCGGTTACTTATCCGGCGTATGAGGACTCCACTTCTGGTGTTGCTAAGCGGGCAGCGTTTACACGCCTTGCTGAGAAGCGGGGAGTGAAGCTGGAAGACGTTGAGGTAAACCTTCGGGCCCTGGCCCTTGGGATTGAGCTTGAGCCGGACGAAGAGCGCGACGGCGTTTCTGACGAATCCACTCGTCTTGATATCCCCGATTTCGACGCAGACGACCTTCTGTTGCGTGCGCGTCTCTTGAATATCTAGTGAGCCGGTAGAAACCACTCACAACCGTTAATCAGCCCTGCCGCGAATGCAAGCGGTCAGGGCATTTCGTGTTGGGCAAATATCGGCCCATTAGCTAGGAGATTCCATAGTGGATTACAAGGCACTGGCTGAGGCTGCGCTTGAGGAGCGCGCCAAGCTGGTTACTGAGCTTCGCTCGGTTAACGATGACAAGACGCTGACCGATGCGGACAAGGAGCGGCGCGGCGCTGAGCTTAACGCTGAGATTGCGGCGAAGACCGCTGAGGCGCGGGCTGCGGTTGAGGACGGCGAGCGTGAGGCAGAGTCGCGCGACCTTTTCGACCGCGCGGGCAAGCTGGTAAATCCGGCTGGCGGCGGCCAGGAGAAGCGTTCGGAGCTTGACGAGTTCCGTAATGAGCTTCGCTCGGTTCAGGACCGTAACGGCGGCGACCTGGACCTGACCGTCCCGGCGTTCGACACTCGTGCGGCTGGCACTAACACTGCCAAGCTGACTGACAGCGCGTGGGCCGGTACCACGGTTCAGAGCAAGTTTGTCGCTGAGGTTCTTCAGAGCCTGACGGAGTTTTCTCCGATTCTTCAGTCTGGCGCTCGGATTGTGGTCACGTCTTCGGGTGAGAAGATGGAATGGCCGCTGAAGAACGGTCGCATTGTTGCGGCTGCGGTCGCTGAAGGCGCGACTTACACGAAGAGCAAGGGTTCGTTCACTCGGTTCACCCTTGACGCTTTCAAGTACGGCATTATCGCTGAGGCGACTTACGAAATGCTGAAGGACACTCAGCTGCCGCTTGAGAGCATCATTGCTCAGGATCTGGGTGAGTCGCTGGCGATTAAGACCGCTGTTGACTTCCTGAAGGGTGACGGCACTACGGGCCCGCAGGGTCTGGTTACCGCTACCACGCTGAACACTGCGCTTGCGAACCGTGCGGCTATTACCACGGATGCGCTGGTGACTTTCCAGCACTCGATTACTCCGTCTTACCGGCGCAACGCGAAGTGGTATGTCTCGGATGACTTCGTGCTGGCGGCGCGACTGCTGAAGGATGGTCAGGGCCGGTACGTCTGGCAGGACGGTATCCAGCTGGGCGCTCCGGACACCCTGCTCGGTAAGCAGGTTGTTACCGACGTGAACATGGACGTTGCGACTGGCGCGGGCAAGATTCCGGCGCTGTTCGGTGACTTCTCTAAGTTCATCATCCGGTTTGTCGGCGGCGCGACCGTTTCTCGCTCGGACGAGTACGGCTGGGATTCCGACATCGTGGCTTGGAAGGCGAACGTCCGGGTTGACTCGGGCCAGTCTGACGCTGCGTCGGTTGCGAAGATCACGCTCACTGCGTAATCGGTTTGAGGGGCCCCTACCACTCCGGGGGCCCCTCTTTCTTTTGGCGACTTCTGAATAAGAGAGGACCGATTATGAAGGTGCGTATGACTAGCGAGCTTTTCTACGCGGCTCGCATGAATGGTGTTGTCCTGCCGCATTACGGCGAGGTTGTCGATTTCGGCGATGACACGGAGAGCGCTGAGGCGCTGATTAAGGCGAAGCACGCTGAGGCTGTCGAGGATGAGCCTGAGGCTGAGCCGGAAAAGCCTGCTGAGGTTGAGCAGAAGCGGGGCCCTGGGCGTCCGCCTAAGAACGGCGGCTGATAGCCCATGCGTTTTCTGAGTGGAAGGGCCGCGAGCGTTTCTCATACGTTCCTGAATGATGAGGACGTTATCACCGTCCCTTCTGTCTCAGTGGACGTATGGCGCAACAGCGACCCGAGTACATATGTGACGCAGGTCACTAACATTACGCCGGTCAACGGCGTTTACACGGTGACCATTCCAAACGATAAGGCTACGCAAGGCGTTTACACGGCCCGCTGGACCGGGACCGGCTACCAAGAGACTTCGAGTTTTGAAATCGTCGGAGGCTTCCTGTTCACGGTCCCGCAGGCGCGGGCCGGAGACGTAGAGCTTGAGGACACGGCCCGCTTCCCAGCTGCCGACATTCGCGGTTATCGGGAAGTGATCGAGGCTGAGTTTGAGCGGATCACTGGCCGGAGCTTCACGCCGCGTACGGCGATTGTTGAGTTTCAGGCTGACGGCACTGACACGGCTTATGTCGGATTGCATGACTGCGCGGCTCTGGTGGCCCTCTCTGGGCCCAATGGGGCCCTGACGGTAGCCGACTATCACCTAGACGACTCAGGGCTTCTGAGCGGCCTACAGAGCTTCTGTGAGGGTGACCGGCTAACTGCCGTAATTGACTACGGCTTTCGCGTAGTTCCTGACGACGTGGCCCGAGTCGGAATCCTTCGACTTCGGACCATGCTGGCGGCTGAGCGCTCCGGTGTTCCTGACCGTGCCGTGACTTTCGTGGCTGCCGAGGGCGGAAATTTCACTCTCGCTACTGCTGGCCGGAGCGGCTGGGAGACAGGCATTCCCGAAGTAGACGCCACCCTGAGCCGGTACACCTATCGGATTTTGCGTGACGTACTGGGGGCCGGTTAATGGCGAATAGCGCGATTCAAGTAAAGGCGGCTTTCAAGTCTCGCGTAGACGCTATCCCGTCACTTGCGCAGGTTCAGCGCACATGGACATATCCGACGCGGGAGCCTGAACGGCGCTGGGTGATGATCGGCGGTATCAGCTGGGATTCCTCCGAATGGGCAACTAATCGGTCCCGTGAGGAAACGTTCCGTATCGCCGTCGCCGTGAATCTGCAAATGACTGCCGCTACTGCGGAAGAGGCTGAGACGGCGGCTGCCGCACTCATGGCGGATATTGAGGACATTCTTGATTCCGCTCCGAAAATCATTCCGTCTGTGGTGACGGCTGGATTCATGCCTAAGTCTCTTCTGTCGATTCCATCCACGGAAGCGATCGAGGCGCAATTCGAGGGCGAAGCCGTCTTTACGGCCCGATTCCGGTACTAGGAGAGCAATGAAGGACGTTACCTATGTCGGCCCGTATGAGGCGGTAATTCTGCCTGACGGGACCGAGCTTCCGAACGGCGTTGCCGTTTCGCTAGATGACAAGACTGCTGACTCGCTGGGCGCACGTGCCGATTTCAAGGTGAGCCAGCCGAAGAAGGAGAAGGCTAGCTAATGGCTTCCGTGTTCGATCAGTTTGTGGGACTCGCGGGTGAGTCCACTTATGGCACGCTTGTAGCGCCTGCCAGTTTCTACGAATTCCAGTCGGAGGGAATCTCCGGCAAGTATGAGCGTATCGAGTCCGAGGCTGTGAGGGCCGGTACTCGTGTTCTGCGGAATGACCGATGGGCCCCTAACCCGAAGGGTGCTGAAGGTGATCTGAAGCTTGAGGTTCTAGATAAGGGCTTTGATCTTCTGCTTAAGCACATGCTGGGCGCTGAGGCTCTGGGCACTCCGGCTGGTGGTTTCCAGACCAACACTTACACGGTTGGCGACCTTAAGGGTAAGAGCCTTTCGACTCAGATCGGGCGGGCCGACAATACCGGGACCATTATTCCGTTCCACTACAAGGGTGGAAAGGTTAAGGGGTTCGAGCTTTCCAACGCGGTTGACGGCATTCTGAATCTGTCGCTGGACATGGACTACGCCGGGGAGCTTATCGGCGCTGGCGCTGGCGCTCAGGCCCTGGCGACCCCGACCTATATCGCGGGCACGCAGTTGTTCACCTTCGTAGGTGGCGCTGTGACTATTGGCGGTACTGAGTTCGCCGTTTCCGATGCGTCGATTAAGGCTGAGAACGGTCTCAAGACTGACCGGTATTTCCTGCGGGGCGTGAACGGGACCACGAAGAAGGAGCCTCTTGAGGAAGGTCTTCGGGAGTACACCTTTGAGCTTAAGGGTGAATTCGAGGGCGTGACTCACTACAACCGTGTAGCGGCTTCTGTGGCGGCTAACGCTGTTGCGGCTATCACCCTGACTTGGGATTCCCCGCAGGGCGGACAGCTGCTGGTCACGCTTCCGTTTGGTCGGTTCGATGAGGGCCCGGTCAACGCTGACGGCATGAAGATTGTCGAGCTTAACCTTTCGGGTAAGGCTCTCACGGACGGCGCGGCTTCGGCTATCACGATTGCGTACAAGTTCCCCTCGCCGTAATGGATGAGTTCAAGGTGGACGGCCTTGGCGATTTCGCCAGGGCCCTTCGCCAGCTATCAGACGAATATCCCAAGGCAATGAAGGATGTCACCTACCGGCTAGGCCGGGAACTGGTGACGGAAGCCAGGAAGAAAGCCCAAGCAGATTCGCGGCTCGCCAACAAAGCGGCTAAGAGCCTCAGGGCTTCCCGCAGAGCTGACGCCGTGGTCGTGTCCGGTGGCGGCGGAAGGGCCCCTTATTTCAAGGGTGCCGAGTTCGGTTCGTACCGATACAAGCAATTCAAGACATGGCGGGGTAACCAGTTCGGCGGCTGGGCCGGTGGACCGGGTTACTTCCTGCATCCCGCTATCCGTGAATCGGGTCGGGACATTTTCAAGCATTACATGGACACGCTAGACGCTTTGAGTGAGCGAGCGTTCCCAGACTAAGACGTTTAAACGGAGTGGAGATAAAGGCAATGACTGACAAGGTAGCTTTGCGGATTGACCCCGACGCGCTGACGATCGGTGACCTTGAGGATTTCGAGGATGTTACCGGTAGCTCGCTGTTCGATGCGATCAAGCCCGTTCAGGTGAAGGACGAAGACGGCAACCTCGTGCGCGATGAGAAGGGCCGTCCCGAGACGGAAGTCAAGCTGTCGGCTAAGGCGCTTAAGGCGCTGATCTGGATTATGAAGCGGGCCGAAGAGCCTAACTTCACTGTTGACGACGCGCGGAACGTGCGCGTTTCCAGTCTCGAAATCGTGGACAACGGCGAGTCCGAGCCTGAGGGAAACGGCGAAAGCGGCGAGACCGACTAAAGGATCACGCCGCACTCTGCCACTTCTACCGAATGTCATTGCCCGAGCTAAGGGCACTAACCGTGTCCGAGTATTCCGCCTTTCAGGAATACATGAGCGAATACGAAAAGGCGAGGGCGAACCCTAATGGCGGATACCCGCACGCTTAAGGTTGTCGTAGTCGGCAACGGTAAGAGCGGACAAAAGATGCTCCGTGACCTTGGCATTGAGGCTGAGGGAGCGGGTAAGAAGGCCAGCGGGGGCGCTGGCAAGTTTTCGGCTATGGGCGCGACCGTCGCTAGGGTCGGCGCGTCTATGGCCGCTGGCGTTGCTGTAGCTGGTGTCGCTGCCGCTGGAATGATCTACAAGGTTGGGGCCAGCTATGAGCAGTCGCTGAACACGATTGAATCTCTGCGACAGTCCACAGACGCAACTACTCAGCAAATCGCTACCCGCCTTGAAGGAATGTCCGGCAGCTTCGCAAAGCTGGGTCTCTCGACTGGTGACGCCGCTAACGGCGTAGTCGAATTGGTCAAGGCAGGGCAGTCCGTTGATCAGGCGATGAAGTCGGTTAACGCGACTATGCAATTGTCGGTTGCTGGTCAGGTGAGTGTCGCTGAGGCTTCGGCTCTGGTGGCTAACACGCTGAACACTTTCAAGCTGTCGGCGGATAATGCTCGGCGGGTTTCTGACGCTCTGGCGAATGCCGCTAACGCTTCTAGCTCCGACATATCGGATCTTGGCTACGGCCTTTCCATGTCAAGCCTGGCGGCCAAGTCAGCTGGTCTGTCGATTGAACAGACGGCTGCCTCGCTGGCGCTGCTGTCGAATAACGGCCTGCAAGGGTCGGACGCCGGTACGTCGCTTAAGACAATGCTCATGGCGATGAATGCGCCGACAAAGGAAGCCTCCAAGGCGCTTAAGGATCTGGGCGTAAACGTCTATGACTCCAAGGGCAAGAGCCTTGATTTCCGTAAGGTTCTAACTCAGTTGCTCCCGGCTCTTAACAAGCTGAGCGACCAGAAGCGGAACGCGGCTATCCGGGAAATCTTCGGCGCTGACGCTATGCGAGCCGTGAACGCTTTCGCCTCCGAAGGCGTCAAGGGCTTTGACGGCGTAATGAAGTCGATCAGTGCCACTGGCACGGCGGCTAAGACGGCTCAGGCTAAGACAGCTGGATTCTCTGGTCTGGTGAACCGGATCAAGGCTCAGTCCACTAGCGCCGGACAGGCGCTGTATCGGGGCCTGGCTCCCGGCCTGACTGAGGTTGGTAACAAGCTGCTGGACCTTTCCGCTAAGGGCCCTGGCGCGGCTAAGAAGCTCTTCAGTTCGCTGAAGGGTCAAGCCTCCGGGGGCGGTGTCGGCTCCGCGATCATGGGCGAGTTTAAGAAGCTCGGCCCGGTGATTAAGGGATTCGTTTCCGCGATCCTTCCGGTTATTCAGAACTTCGGTCACAAGCTCATGGCGACCGTTGGCCCTGGCCTGAACGCAATCGGGAAGGTTATCGCTACGCAGTTCCTGCCGGGAGTGCGCGCGATCATCCCGGTACTGACTCCGGTCGTTAAGTTCATTCTTAACTTCCTCGGCAACGCTGTTATTGGCGTGGTCAAGGGTGCAATCAACGTCATTAAGGGTGTCTTCCAGATTCTGGGCGGCCTGTTTAAACTGATTGCCGCACTGGTTAAGGGTGACTGGGGCGGCATGTGGGCCGCTGTGAAGACGATCTTCTCTGGCGCTATCAACGTGATTAAGGGCGCTTTCCAAATCTGGATGAATATCGGAATCCTGTCTGTCTTCAAGAAGGGCATTCTTGGAATTCTGAGGTTCGGCAAGTCCGGATGGGGAGCGATCAAGGGCGTATTCTCCAGTGGCACAAAGGCTATTGGTAACGTCATGGGCTTTGTCATTAAGTTCATTACTGCGCCTTACAGGTTCGCTTTTCAGATTGCCAAGTCGATTGTTACCGGTTCGTGGACGTTCATTCGCGGACGCTTCGCTGGTGGCGTTGGCGGAATCCGTGGCGTCCTGTCGAAGCTCGGTTCTATCGTTTCGGCACCGTTCCGGGTCGCTTTCCAGTTGGCTAAGACGATTGTTCAGGTTCACTGGGCCGCCTTGAAGCTGGTATTCAGTGCTGGCAAGACTGCCGTTGTCGCAGTGGTTCAGGGAATACCGAAGCTGATCGTTGGCGTCTTTTCCAAGGCCGGTTCGATGCTTACCGGCATCGGCAGGAATATCGTTCAGGGCCTGGTCAACGGTATCAAGAATGCCGCTGGCGCAGTGCTCGGCGCTGCTCAGCAACTGGTGGACAAGATCCCCGGACCTATCCGTAAGGCTATGGGCATCCATTCGCCGTCGCGGGTAATGATGGAAATTGGTCGCCACATCGCTAACGGTCTGAAGATCGGTATCGAAAAGGGCCTTCCGGCCCTGCGCACGACCGTCGCGGCTCTCCGGCGCGAGGTCTACGCACTGTCGGATAAGAAGCTGATCAATAAGGGCCAGAAGCGGTACCTACTGGATCAAATCACGCTTGGCTATGCGGCTGCGTCAAAGAAGATCCGGGAGCAGGCAGCGGCGTTTAAGAAGCTCCAAGACAATCTGTCTAAGACTGTGGTTAATAGCCTCGCGGGTATGGCCGGTAAGACGGCTCAGGCTGTCACGGCTACGTTCCTGGCCGCGTTCAAGGGGGTTGCTGCCGCGTTCGCTGGTGGCGCTATCACGAAGACGGCTCGGGATCACCTGACGGCCTATCTGAAGAAGATGGACGATCGAGCCTTGGCGCTGGTCAAGAGGCGCGAAAAGCTGACCAAGATGCTGACTGCCGCCAACAAGCGGTATGCGGCTTCTCAGGCGAAGCTAGCCGCGTTGACGGAAGCTCGGTCCGCTATGTCCCAGTCGTACCGGGATAAGGGCCGTGAGTTTGCTTCCCTGTCGGCTGTCGCTGGTGACGGCACTGCTGAGAACCCGACCAATATCGAGGCGATCATTTACCGCTTCCAAAAGAAGCTGGGGGCGCTGAAGAATTTCCGGGCGAACCTCAGTGCGCTTATCAAGCGTGGGGTGAATACGGGGATCATTGATCAGATTATTGGTCTCGGTCCGGAGCAGGGTTCGCAAGTTGCAGCGGCTTTGCTTAAGGGCACGGCTGGGCAGTTGGCGCAACTGAATTCGCTTGACTATGCGATCGGTAGTGAGACCTATAACGGCGGCAATCAGATTGCCGGATCGGTCTATAACAAGTCGATTGCTCAGGCTAGCCGTCAGGCTGCTAAGGATCGTCAGTCTGTCATCAATGTTCAGATGACGATTCAGGGCAATGTGACGGCTGAAAAGGCTCTGGCTGCGACTATCGCCAAGGCTGTTCGTGACGAAATCGAGCGTGATAAGAAGCGGAACGGGAAGAAGTGATGAACTATGGCAACCCCTAACATCGTGGTCGAGGTTGCATTTGAGGATCAGCCGCTGGACGTGAACGCTACGTTTACGGACATCACGGAATATGTTGGGGGTTTCCAGGTTCAGCGCGGCCGGGATTACGAGTTCAACGAGGTTGAGGCTGGCACTGCCACTCTCAATCTCGATAACTCAGATGGTCGGTTCACGGCTGGGCGCACAGGGATTAGTCGTCACCTGATTTCGCCGTCGTACCTTTGTGGTCGCGGCGAAGCGCCGAAGGTTTACCCGCAGGACTATTACTACGCTTGGGTTAACGGGGCCCCTGGCGGGACGATCAATGATGTTCAGACGACTGTCAAGCCGGGAATGATTGCGTGGATTCCTGGCGGCGCTGGCGCTGGCCGCTATGAGGTTAAGGTCCCTCCGAAAGTGGGTGACGTTGCTCGGGTCACTGCTGGCACTAACTACACGATCCAATGCACAGCCCGCAGGAATGACACTACCCCTGAGGGCACCGGTAAGACATTCGCTTACCGGCTGGTCATGGACTATTTGAATGCTGACGGCACGTTCCTTACCGGCTATATCAAGAATATTTCCATCACGAACGTTGAGCAGACTTTCGAGTTTACGACCGTCGCGCCTACCAATTCAAAGTTTGTCGGTTGGCGTCTAGAAACTCAGGTGAACTTCACTGCTTCAGATATTGACTATCTGGAAATCCGGAACGTCACCATCTACAAGTCTCCGGTGAACTTCGCCGTTGAAACGGTCTCGCCGTACTGGCCTAATATCCGCCCGCGTCGGGCGGTTCAAATCTGGGTCGAGGACTACGGGGTCTTTAAGGGCTTCGTTGAGAAGTGGCCCGCGCGGTTTGATTCGACACTGGGCACGTCCGATGTGACGCTGGTTGACGGTTTCGGGTTCCTGGGCTCAGCGAAGCTGGCTGCCCCGATCGGAGCGTTTACACGCTCTAAGAATCCGCTGCTTTACTACCCGATGAATGAGGCATCCGGGGCCACGAACGTCACTGAGGTAATGGCTAACCGGCGTACCGGCGTTATCCGTGTCAGTCCGCTAGGCGGTGCCGCTTCTATGGGTGGCGAAGTCCTGCCGACGTACGGTGACGCTGGCGGCGGGAGCTTCTGTGTGACGACGGCTGACTACGATAAGGTCGGCGCAGTGCTCGAATTGCAAACCGTCAGTGATCCGAGAGTGTTTGATCTTGGCCGGTTCTGCATGTCGTTCTTCTATGACGGCACTCGCCCTTCCGCTGGCACCACGGCGACTCTGGTCTATGCGGAGAACGGCGAGATTTACGACCCTTCGGGCGGTTCAGCTAACCAGCTGGAATCTGCCGCTTTGAAGATTGAGGTCAGGGACGACGGCTCTATTCGGGCATGGATGTATTCTGCTGCGTTCAATGGCGGTATCGGCATGGATGCGGTTATCACTTCAGCCGCTAACGTGATCCCGAATGGCGGGCCCTGTCACATTATGCTTGACCGGCAGGACACCGTGCTTTACCTCTACGTGAATGGGACTCTTATTGGTTCCGTCACAAACATGATTCCTCAGGCGTCCCTAGCTGCGAACAGGAAGCAGGTCCGTAACCTTCAGATCGGCGGCCAGAACACGGCCCTATCTAAGGGCGCTATGGGCCTTGGCTGCTTCTCCAATCTGGCTATCTGGGGCGATGGTGGCCCGAGCCAGTCTGATGCTGCCGGTATTGCCGCGAAGCTGGCCGCTATGGGACTCAATAAGGGGTCGAGTATTGACCGGTCTGAGACGACTCGAATTGGCGAGATTCTCGATTACGCAGGCTGGCCTACTAGCTGGCGTTCCGTTGGCCCATCTGCTGGCAACGCTGATGCTCTCTCGGTTTCTACTCTGGCTCCGGCTGACTGGGAGTCTGGCGCTTCGGCGCTTGAGGTTCTACAGAAGACCGCGACTGACGCTGGCGGAACGGTCTCTATTGACCGTCGAGGGAAGCTGGCTTACCGGAATCGGCAGAGCCGGATTAACCCGAGCATCGTATGGAGTATCGACTATAACCTAGGCGTCGATTTGAGCTATGAGCCTGGTCTGTTCTTCGAAATGGATGAGGATCGGATTGCTAATGAGGTTATAGCGAAGCGGGCCGAAGGTGTTCAGGCTGTCTCGTCTGATGCCGCCAGTATCGCTGAATACGGGCGTCGTACCACGACGCTTGAAATCGGTGTGGCTACCGATAATGAGGCGGCTGACGCGGCGGCTTGGCACCTGTATAGGTACAAGGACCCGATGATTCGCTGTGACCAGCTGGTGATCAATTTCGCGGCGTATGACAGTGTTGGCGACTATTTCTATACGTCTAACGCTGAGATTGGAAACCTGATCAGGGTTGGCTCGCTGCCGGAGGCTGGGCCGTTCACTGAGGCGACTTTCTTCATTGAAGGTGTGCAGCATGACGTTTCCATTTCGGGTGAGACTCCGGAGTGGAAGACGACGCTTCAGCTTTCCCCGTCCACGAATACGAATGCATGTGTTCTGGATGATGCCGAAGACGCCTATCTGGATGACACGGCGATTCTGACTTACTGACCATTCTGCGATTGGGGTCAGGGCTACGGCTCTGGCCCCTTTTGTATTCCCCTGGGGGTTATTGATTGTGGCGACTGTGCCAACGCCTGCAACCTTTGTAGCGGGTGAAAAGCTTGCAGCTGCGAAGCTGAATACGAATATCAGGGATGCGATTTCGTTCCTGTTGAATCCGCCTAGGGCATACATGTCTCGCGCCTCAACGGCGCAAAGCATCGCCACGGCGACCTATACCGATCTCGTTTTCGATACCGAAAATTACGACAGTGACGGCATTATCAATTTCGGCACCAGCGCTACGGCTCTGATCATTCAGACGGGCGGCGTGTACGACATTCTAGGTCAGGTCTCGGTTGCGTCGAATGCGACTGGTGGGCGTCTTGCGCGGCTCACGGTGAACGGAACAGCTATCGCGTTCAATAACGCTGGGGCTATGAATGGCGCTAACTCAGTCGTCCAGGTTAAGGCTGAGAATGTGATCTTGGCTGCTGGTGATCTGGTCAGGGTTTCGATCTGGCAGAACAGCGGAAGTTCCCTGAACACTCCGACGACTGCTGGTGACCGGCCTTTCCTGACTTGCCGTTGGGTGAGCGCGTAATGGAGCCGCTGACTATAGCCGCGTGGGTGTGGGGAGCTATTGCCACGCTCGGCGCGTTCGGCGCTGTCTGGGCGAAGTTCCGCACTAGCTCAGACGAGACCACGGCGAAGCTGTGGAAGGAAGAGGCTGAGGCTTGGAAGGCTAAGGCTAATCGGCTTGAGGAAATGTATTCGAGCCTTGAGAAGCGCGTTGATCATCTGGAGAACGAAAACAGGATGCTCCGCGAATTGCACGATAACAAGTCTGAAATTGCCGCTCTGCGCGCCGACGTTGCGCAGGGCTTCGCTGACCTTCGGGTCGCTCTCACGGAAGGGAACGTTTAAACATGGCTAAGCCCATGACCCCTGACCAGTTCCTCGGGGCCCTGCGCAAGTGGAGCGTTCAGGTAAAGGAATTCCCCGGCTGGCGCACTCGCACTCGCCCGTATTCTTTCGACTCGGTTAACGGCGTAGTGATTCATCACACCGGTTCGGACGCTCAGTCTGAGTCCTATGATGAGTGGCTGTTCACTGTCGGTCGCCCGGATGAGGGAATCCCCGGTCCGCTCGCTCACGCAACCATTGACTTTGATGGTGATTTCCACTTGGGCGCTGCTGGCACCGCGAACCACGCCGGTAAGGGTTCCTCGGCCACGCTCTCTAAGGTGGTGAATGAAAACTACGACGGTTATTCGGCTGAGATTAAGCCGGGGTCGGATAACACCAACGGCAATACTCACTTCTACGGTTTTGAAGTGAAGTACGACGGCGACCAGCCGATGACCCCCCAGCAGTACCGGACTGCCGTCCTGGCGGCTGCGGCTATCTGTGATTTCTACGGATGGTCGGCTCTCTCGGTTATCGGTCACCGGGAGTGGACCGGGCGGAAGAACGATCCGGGCAACAACCCCATGACTAAGTTCCGGGCCGATGTGGCGGCTGCGCTCAAGGCTGACCCTCCGGGGGCCGCTAAGCCGGTTGTGCCGGTCGATCAGCCTGGCGCTGCTGTACCGGGTCACCCAAACCCGCCGAAGGGCCCTGACGGGCGTTACCTGCTGGACGCTTCCGTGCTGGCCGCTCAGACGCTCAACGATCAGGCGAGCCTTGCTGGAAAGCCTCGGCCTTACCGGCTGAACACTGTGCAGCTGGCGCAGGTTGGCCTTAACCGGCGAACGCTGCAAATCCTGCTTGGGCGTAAGGGCGTTAAGTGGCAGAGCAATTGGTCCACTAAGGCGCTGGTTCAGGGTTACCAGACTTATTACCTGGGCCGTAAGGGCAGCACTGGAATTGCCGATACCCGGACCTGTAAGGCGCTGGCTAAGGCTGCGAATTACTACTACCAAGACTGAGAGGTTTTGTTAATGCGCAAGGTTGCTGATTTTGTCCGGAGGAACCCTGCCCGCGTCTACGGTGTGACTGTTGCCGTGCTGGCGCTGGTGGCGTTCTTCCTGCCCGCTACGCCGGTTGCCCTGATTCTGGGCGTGGTTGGTGCTGTGCTTGGGATTGGTGGCGCTGAGGCTGTCCAGCGGACCGAGAACCGGAAGACGAATGAGGCTTTCGCGGCTGATCCGCTGCCGGACATGAGCCGGATTGAGGTTGCGGACGACGCTGAGGGCCTGCCCGCCTGAGAGCCGTTCTAAGACGTTGGCCCCCGTGCCCTAGGTGTCTCTAGGGTCGGGGGCCTTTTCGTCGTTTCTGGGGGCGCTGGGAGGGGCCTGAGCTAGTTCCGGCTGATTTCCCACGGCAGTCCAGCCCTGGCCCCTCGGAGGCGAGTCCTCCCGGCATGGGGTACCGGGCCCAGCTGGTCACAGGCTAGCCAGTGTCCGCCAGCTGGTGCAACTGATGCTCGCGGCAACGTTTAAACGGCGGCCGGCGTCGAGCCAAACCCCTTTTAAATAAAGAAAAACCCCCGGTCCCTAGACGAATCTAGGTCGGGGGTTTTGTATGGAGCGGTTGCTAGTTGTCTCGCCAAGTCGCGCCGCCTTGAAGGGAAATGTGATCCCCCTTGTGATCGGGGAACAGTCCGCAAATGCGCTCATCGTTCATCGCACCGCAGCGACCGAACCTGCTCTCGAAACTGTCAGCAAGAGTGACCAGCGTTTTAGCCATGTCTCGCAGCTGGTCAATCAACTCAACAGCCGTTGCATCGTCCGGATAGGCCGAAGCCCTTTGCTCGCTGGTCTCAGTTTCGCTCATGCCGGTCAGTCTCTCCCATCGTGCGTGTAGCTGTCATCCTGAACACCGGTCGCGGCCTGCCAGTCAGCCGGAGTCTGGACCATAGCGGACCGGAAAGCCACCTGATAGCCCTCACTCGTGACAGCCGCTGTAATGGCGTCTACGGCTCCCCAGACGGCGTGACCGGGACTCTTGTCCTCGTAGGTCACCAGCGCCTCTACGATCTGCGGAGCGCCAGCGCTAGCCGGAGTCGTGTTCAGGGCAGCGCCGTAGATAGCGAGCTTGCCGCCAACCCTGTCCAGCCGCTCCAGATGCTGCTGTTCGGTCATGGACTGGACATTGAGCACAGCCAGCCGGACAGTCACCTGATATTCGTTCATGCCGTTTAAACCCTTCTAGTGTCGTAAATGAGGAAAGGGCCCCGAAGGGCCCTGCCTCAGCGAATACCTAGGCGCTTCGCTCCCGCTAGGTTGTTCAGCCGATCCCGCCGAATGTCTTCGTTCCGGCTGATCCATTCCTTGTCCCGCCCGCCCGGACCTGGCTTTCCCTGTGGGTACCAAATCCACCAGCCGTGCCGGATCTTCTGGACCTTCAGCCCTGCTGCTTCGGCATCCTTGGCGATTGCCTCTGGGCTGTTGTCGAGCTTGCGTGCCACTGGCCTAATCCCTTTCCTCTCGCTGACAAGAGGAACGTTACTAGACCTTGATAGGGGACGCAATACCTAATCTAAGCTTGGTCGTCGTCTCGCTTCATCTTCATGTATCTCTGGGCCGCTTTGTCGTACGACTCGGCGGCTTCACGTATTTCCTGCACTCTCCGGTTGAAGACGGTAGCCGGGTCGTCTTCGTGATCCTGATCCACGTAGCCAGGACCAGGGGCCCCGTTATTCAACTCAGCCGCTTTCTGCTCAGCAGCTTCCTTATCGGAAGTCGCTCCACCTACCGGCTTGTTTTCCTTGGTATCCCAGACGCCATAAACCCAATCCAAGCCAGGGATGGGCTCGACCGTGTAGCGGTCAGTCATGTCAGTTTCCGGCAGCCTTGAAAGCCTCAACCACATCAGCCGGAATCCGGCCCCGCGTCGGGACCTCGTAGCCGTTGGCGTTCGCCCAAGCCCGAACCGTCTTCGGGTCAGGGCCAGTGCTGACAGCCTTGCGAGCCGGGGCCCTGCCGGACCGGCCCACCCTGCGAGCGCTTCCGACGTACTGAGCCACAGCGTCACGAAGCTTCTTCGCGTTCGCCTTGGTCAGATCGATTTCGTACGTCGTCCCGTCGAGGGCGAAGCTGACAGTCTCGTCAGCGGGCTTCCCGTCTAGGTCATCCTCAAGCAGGATCTGAACTTTCTGGGCCATGCTGGCAACTCCCTTTAATCGGTTATCGAGTGAGTCTGGTTTACCAAACTGCCAGGGCTATCGCAAGCTAGCTGGCGGCGTAGCGCGTCGTACGGCGAGCCGTCCGGAACTGGCGGTCAGTCCTGCGGACACGCTTCAGGGCCTGCTTGTCAGTGCCACGGAAGGTCTTAGCCATTTCTCAAATCCCACTTTCCATCATATCGATAACTCGCTTAAGGTCCGGGGAAGCCTTGAGGGCTTCCAGAATTTCGACCTTCGCTTGCAGCTTCCGCAGGTCTCCCCACTTGAGTCCGGTTCGGACTCCCCTGCCGTAGACATTGCTAGTGGCGGCAATCGCCGTTTCGTCGTCCGGCGTATCGGCATACACGGCAAGCGTGTGCGCTAGCGGCTGACTCGCCGGGTCCGGAAAGTCGGGAAGCGTCTTAGCCATTGGTCGTATTTCCTTTCAGTGAAAACTAACGGATGACGGGAGCCTTAACGGTGGTGCGAACCGGAAGAGCCGTGCGGGTAACGCTATAGATCTGGCGAAGGTTGCTGTAATCCAGATCAGTAAACCACAGGATAGAGAATCGCTGCGGAGCCGCGACGACGCTATCGCAGTCGCAGTGAACCAGCCCTAGCGCGTGGCCCATTTCGTGAGACATGACGTGAGCCCGCTGGCTCCAAGTGGAGTGGCATTGATTCCAGTAAACGGACGCCTTGTTTACCCGGATCGTGGTTCGGCCCTGGGCTACTCCGTTCAGGTAATAGCCTCGCTCGGTTCTGGCGCAGTAATTCTCGCTCGGGCTGTCGCTAACGGCGATAGTGACCACTTGGTTATCCGGGTAACTGGCGCAGCTGTCCAGCACTACAGCGTCAGTGATGTAGTTGGACCGGAGTCGCCAAGCGATATTCGGAAGGACGTTATCCCAGAGCGTCCAGCCGTGATCCTCAATGCACACGGTCTTACCGATCGGCAAGTGATACTGGCCTAGGGTTTCCGCGTGAGCGGTGCCAGCGCTGGCACCGAAGCCAGCGACCATGACGGCCAGGGCCAGGAAAAGGTTTCGAGTCTTGCGCATGTTTTAAACGGTCTCCCCTCAGACCTTGAGGTCCAGTTTGCGAAGCAGCTTCCGGAGCCAGCTTCCCCGCCGCTTGTGTCGCGGTCGCTTAGTCTTCCCGCTGGTCCCGATCCGGGTGCCGCAATTCGGGCAAGTAATCATCTTGCTCACTTCCCTGTTCCTATACTCCCGCTGACAGGGATTACTCAATCATAGGTTCAGTCCACCAGTCAAGCCCTTAGGGGCCCTTTCGGGCCCCTTTTCTTTTGGGCTTCAGCCACCGTTACCGGCTAAGCGAAGGATGCCATACCTCCGAGCCCTGCGGGCGACCCCCCACGATACGGGCACCCGGCTTCATGGAAGCCAGCGTGACAATCCGGTCGGGTGCCCACGCGGGAACCCAAAACACGGTGCCGTCCTGCTTGAAAGTGACACCAGAGTTGGCGGCCATTAGGCCACCCCCTTTCGGGGTTTGCCCTTTCGGGCTGCGGGACCGTCCCGCAAAGAGAACGTTACTCGTATTGGGCACGGTCTGCAAGCGTTTAAACGTATAGCTTGAGAGACTATTTCTGGAAGCCCTGAGAGCCTTTCTAACGGCTTGGACTGGCCCAGTGTCCGGAGCTACGCGGGAACCCCTATTAGTCGCTCAGACGGGCGCACAGCGCCTCTCATCGGGAAAAGAAAAAGGGCCCCCGCAGGGGCCCTGTCTCATCCTCTTCCACTGTAAAGCCGGTAATGCGCTCTGACTTCCATGCCGTCACCGGACTCAGTTACCCACTTGCCGACCGCGAAACCGTAATTCGTGACCCGGCTTACCTCCAGCTTGTCCCCATCCTCAGACGTGAGAATCTGGCCAACCTTCGGGCGGCTATCCAGCGTGCCACGAATCCAAGTCCAGTTCATTTCAAATCCCCTCAGAGAGGGGCCCTTTCGGGCCCCGTTTAAACGGTCAGTCCGCAACGATGAACAGGGTTCCGTCCTGGCAAGTCGGGAGACCCTTGTCAATCCACTTCTGAGTAGTGCGGAAGTTGAATCCGCAGCTCGGGCAAACAACCTTCAACATCCGCGTGCCCTGCTTGCTCGGGCCGGAGTGAAGCTTCCCGCCAGCCTCACCAGCTTCCTCGCCGTCTTCCTCATCCTCACCTTCCAGAATGGCAGCGCCGTCCGTGGAAAGCGCAGCATGCGGGTAGGTGCCGATCGCAGCCGCCAGCTGGCCCATGCTCTCAGCAAGCTCAGCGCCAGGAACCGTCGCAGTCATCGGGCCCTCAAGCCCAAGTTCCTTGGCCGCGCGGGCAAACTCGCCCTTATGGCCGGACTGGCAGTCATCCGCAACGTGAATCAATTCGTGAACCAGGGTGCCCAGAACCTCAGCCGGGTCAGCGATAGCCGGAGAGATGAAGACGTGGTTAACGCCGTCAGCCGACGCGCGGCGGGCCCAAGCCTGGCCGCCGATTTCCTTGGACTCCGCGCGGGAGCCGAAACCGAAACCGACCGAAATGTAGATCTGCTTCGGCAGGGGCATCCCGATTTCCTGAAAAGCCGGGCGAAGGTAGTCAATCGCGGTGCGGAGCCAGGCTTCCCGAGTGGCGGTGACGTTCATGGCTGGTGCCCTTCCTGTGAGGGTTTCTCGCTGACAAGAGAGACACTATCAACGTCTAGGATCAATGTCTAGTTTAAACGGGCCCCAATTTTGGGGGCCCCGAAGGGCCCCCGCTGGTCAGGCGAACTTCACGCCTTGCGCCTCGCACTGCTCACGAACCCATTTAGCCGTAGCTGCGTCAGACTCCCAAGCCGAGTCGTACATCATGGCCCCGCCGAGATAGATCACGTCAGCGTCAGTCTCAAGCTCAGCCACGTAGCCGTAACCGCCACCAGAACGGGCCCCAAACTTCCGGCGAGTCGCAGCGTCTTCACGCTCCATAGCGGAGAAAAAGAACCGGCGAAGCATGCTCGGGTGAGCTACAGCGAAAGCCACCGTAAGCGGGTTCAGCTTCGCGGCGGCACCCTTGACGAGAATCCGGTAATCCAAGAAATCACCCTGGCTCTTCCAGCCATTCCCCATGCCGACCGAGATTTCTACGCGACGGCCCGCAGCCTCAAGCGCAGCTGCCAGCGCCATAACTCCGGCCCCACGACGCTCAATCGTGGCGGCGGAAACGCCACCAGAGACGCAGACGTTCAGCATGATTCGAACGATTTTCCGACCGGGCTTAATCCGCTGTCCATCGGTCATGACCACATAGGGCTGAGGGTGACCGGTGAGGTAATTGCCCATGTTCAGGGTTCCGGGGCCAACCTCCCGAAGGGTGGCTTCCTGGCGCTTCCGCTGACCCTTCGGAGCGGCCTTAATCCGTACCCGCTCGATACGCTCAGCGCCGTCCTTCCAAGCGAAAGCCAGAGCCTCAGCCTCGCTGTAGTTCGCGGTGCCGAAGAATCCGCCACCGTAAGACGAGTCAGAGCGACGGCTAGAACGGTCCCCGAACTGCATCGCGGACGGCCCGCTCGCGTAGTCAATGAATTCCGCGAGGCTGTTCCACTTGCGCTCAATGATCGCCATTTCTCCGGCCCTTCTAGTCGATTCCCGCTGACAAGAGAGATTCAATCATAGGATCAACGTATAGGTCAAGCTATGGGGGCCGGTTTCCCGGCCCCCGTTTAAACCCTCAGGAAGCGAAGCGCTGACGCTGGGCCAGGGAAGCCACGATAGAGCGCTTAGCGTCCGGGGAAACCCCCTTCCAGACAGTCAGAGCCTCAACCGTCTTACGGTCCATTCCGGCCCGCAGGAGCTTCGCTCCGTTGATCGTGGCGCGCGGCGTGACCAGCAGGTCAATTCCAAGCTCGGCGACAGTGGCGCGCACAGCCTGAACAAACCCAACCCACTCGCGCATGTCGTCACCAGCAAGCCGACGCTCAAGCGCTTCGTCATAACCGAATTCAATGCAAGCGAACCGGTCAAGGGTCGCAGCGTCCAGAACCTCACGACCAACGTACTGCTCCGAAGCTCCGTCACCGAAGGTGTTGCAACCGGCAATCAGGATGAAGTCCTCGTGCTTCGGAATCGAAGTTCCGTCAGGGAAGTTCACGGTCTCGCCCACGGAGCAGGCTGCAATATTGTTGATCGAGACCAGCAGAGCCGGGTTCGAAGCGTCCATCTCGTCCAGCAGGACAATTCCGCCGTGTTCGAAAGCGTCACGGATGATGCCGGGAACGTAGTTCCCGTTAGGGCCAACGAACCCCATCAGATCCCACTTGGTCATCTGCGGGTTGCAGGACTCAATGTAGTGCGGCAGGTCCAAGTCTTCCGCGATCTGGCGAGCAATCGTGGTCTTGCCGGAACCGGCAGGGCCTACCAGCATGACCGGAATGCGAGTCTTGGCTACGGCGATCACGGTTGCGTATTCCTTGTGGCGGACCGGCGCGTCACCGATCGTGGCAACCTCCGCCTCAGCCTCGGCCTTGAAAGCCTTACCCTTGCAGTCGTCGCAGTAAAGCGGCGGACGGCCTACGGTGGCAATCCGGGTCCAAGTCTTGCCGCACTCAATGTTCTGGCAGGTGAGGGTCTGGATTGCCATTTCGGTTTCCCCTTCGGGTTGGTGTCTCTCGCTGACAGACAGAACATTACCCAATACGAGTATCAACGTCTAGCTAGAACCCGAATATTCAGATCACAGGTTTGTAACAGAGGCTGTTTACACGGTCCGGTCTGAAAATGGGCAGGGTTGGTTTAACCCCTACCGGCCCCGCCGCAGCTCGCCGTGTGGTTCAATCCGTCGCAAACTATACAGGAGCATGACTGGCGTGTCCAATCGTAGTATCAGGGTAAACGAAAGCGGGCCCCGACCAGCCGAAGCTAGCGGGGCCCGCGCCCATCTTCCTCAAGTGTCAGCGAGAGTCGGAAGGGTGTCACACAGTTTAAACGGTCTGAGGCAGATCACTAAATTTCACGTAGCGTGACTGCCGGCATAGCGATCCGTGACGCTAGGTTACTTGCTCTTCCAAGGCAGGTCAGCCGTAGCCGTTCCACGCTCGACGCGATACAGCAATTCCCAACCCTCAGCCGTCTTCTGGTAAAGCTCGCCTCCGCGAGCACCAGACCAATAGGTGTAAGCGATAGCCGCTTTAGCCTGACCAATACCCATATGCAGCTTTACCGGCTGCTGGTATCGGTCGGGAATGATCGTCGCGTAGGTCGGAGTCTTCGGCTCAACCAGCTTCTCTCGATAGTGCTTACAGCGTGCTTCCATTCCAGTCATTCAGGAACCCTCTCCCACTTCGTTTCGGCTCGCTCAACCCAGCCGTCAACATGCTCCGAATAGTTCCGGCTCCGGCGCATGTTCTGCCAGTACGTCACCCGAGCCCTAGCGGTTCCGATCTTGGAATAGGGGCCTTCGTAGCCGGTAACGGTCTTGCCGGTCTGCACGTAGCGTGTAACGTGAACGGCCCGGAACGTCTCGTTATTCTCAAACCCGATGCTACGCGCCATTAGCTATCTCCCATTCCACCGCTCTCCTCAGCGCCTGAAGGGCGAATTCCCGCAACTTCTCCGGCGAATCAACGGACACCATGCTTCGGGTATTGCTGTAGACACCAGCGATATAGGCGCGAATCGGCTTACCGTCTTCGTGAATCTCCCGGTAAAGGGCTACTTGCAGCGAGTCGATAGGGCTGCCATGAGTCTCAAGCGGAATCTCAGTCACTTATCCCCCTTGAGGACTAGAGCGCCATGCTCAAAGTCATCGTCGTACAGAGTGACGAAACGCCACGTGCCGTCTTCGCTCTCGATTCCGACAGCGCCGTGATCGTCCAGCTTCACCCGACCGGTAAGCAGGATCGTAACCTCACATCCCGCCTGCTTTTGCAGCTTCTCAATCTTCGTAATCGCCTTCACGTCAACTCCCCCCTCAGAAATTCGTTACGTCCTTATAGCCGATGTGCTCCGGCGAGCTAGCCTCCGGAAGCTCTTCCTGCAGTTCAGACAGGAATTCACGGATTTCCTGAGGCTGGCTGTAGTGACTGGGGAAGTCCACGAGACCAGCGAGAAGCTCAATCTCACGATCACCCTGAAGAGTGATCGTGACGGTCTTAACGTTCTCGGTCTTGACCTTCACTGGGCAAGCTCTACCTTCTGGAAAAACTCCGACGTCGCCTGGTCCCGCTTGTACTGACGGGAAACGAAAGGCGCGCACGCACCGTTAGCCCCATTCTTGTTCATGATGAATACAAGATCATCCTCACGGACCAAGTAGATTCCGCTCTGGCTCAGACCGGTTTCAAGGATGAAATCACCCGGCTTGAATTCGATCACCGGCTCACGGTCAGCCTCAGCAATCAGAGCCTCGCCCAGCTGGCGGGCAGTCTCCCGACTGAAAACGCGCGTGCTGCTCTCGTTGAACGCAACCCTCACGGTCCGCTCCCCCTGCCACTTGACGACTCCCTCACCTACCGTGAGAGGGCTGCCAACGATGCTCTTAAAGGTCTGCATAATGGTGATTTCCCTTCTAAGAAATTGGGCCCGGACAGGGGCCAGGATTCTTGATCGACTGACCCCCGGTCCGGTACTATCAACGTATAGCTTCAGTTGTCCACTTTCTAGCGGATCGGGCAAGCTCCCGAAGCGCACTCTTCATCGATGCCGTCAGCAACCGTCTTCGCGGTAGCCGCCTCATATTCGGCTTGAGTGATCCGCTCATACGGGGCCTGGGGCCGCGTGCCGTCCGGCATGATCGTCGTACCCTTCAGCGCCGGGAGCCACGCAAGCAAATGCTCCGAGACATACTGAGGCGTGTAAACGCCTTCGGGTACGTTGACAGTGAAGCTGACCGCGTTATCCGCGTAGCACTGCTGATACATGGCCTGGAAAGCCAGCATGTCAGGCAGGCTGATTTCATCCGCAGACTCGACCAATTCAGCCGGGTATCCCAGCGCCTCAACCTCACTGACCAGCGGGTCCTCGGTCGGGAACTCGACCACAACCGTATTACCCGACTGGTCATACTGGTCAGTCTCCACCTTGAATCCCTGGTGCAGGAAGTCGGCAACAGCGGCAGCCTGGTCAGGGTCCACGGTCGAATAACGTACGCGCCGAAGGAAGGTGCGAGCGTAGATCGGGTGAATACCTTCAGTCGCCCCCGGCATCTTCGCAATCGTCCCGGTAGGCGCAACCGTAGTCACCTTCACAGGCTCAGGAATTCGCAACTGAAAGGCATACTCACGCGCTGCCTGTCGCGTGTAGTTCCGAAGGTCAGACAGCAGTCCTCGGAAATCGCCACTCTTCGGAGCTTCGCTCCACTTCATTCCGCACTTCGCAATGAAGCCTTGAACCCCAAAGTGCCCAACGCCAATGCGCCGGTTAGCTGCCAGCTTCTCAGCCTGAGTCTCACTGGTCACGTCACCGAAGGTGGCCCGGATCAGGAACCGAGCCATGAGCCGGTGAGCGGTCCAGAGTCCACCAGCGTCATAGCCGGGATCGGCATCCACGAACGCAGACATATTGACGTGGCCTAGGTTGCAGTTTTCCCAAGCCTCCAACGTGATTTCGCCACAAGGATTCGTGGCGATCACTTCGTTAGGCTCGCCCTGCTGAGACAGGGAACGATTCCAATACCCCGGCTCACCATTCGTGAGCATGCCCTTAACGACTGCCTTGTGAACGTTCCTTGCCCAGATATACGGACTGTCGTCCCTCGGCTGAATAATGCCTCGATCGTCAAGGTAGCTCAGGAAATTGTCATCCACGGCGACACTGATATTGGTAGTCCAGTGCTTCGACGTATCCGCCTTGCAGCCGATGAAATCGAAGATGAAGGGGTCATCCCACTCGACAATAGACATGCGCGCGGAGCGCCGATTACCGCCAGACACAACGCATTCCGCGATAGCGTGGTCAATCTCCATAGCCTCAAGCGGAGAGAGGTAAGGCGAGCCAACAGCGCCAGCGTAAGCGCGCGGGCGCGCGCCGTTCATTACCTCGCTGACCTTATGGAGCATCACGGCCAGGGGAAGCGGACCAGATGCCGTGCCGCCAAACGTCTTCAGCCGCGCACCAGCTGGACGGACGTACGTCACGTCAAACACGCGGTCAGCGTGCTTCACGTCGTCCCGGTAATAGGTGTCGAGTAGGTCTGTTAGGGCCCCGGCCCAGCCCTCGCGGGAGTCCGCTACCTCATAGGCTCCCGGCCAATCCGGCGTGTAAGTCTCAGACAGGACACCAGCAGCCTTTAGAGCCTCGTAATCCGCATGGGTAGGGTCACAGACGACATGGACCCGAAGAGTCCTCAGAGGGGCCCCGTAGGGCCGGAGAAAGCGGCTGGAGTAATTCGAGCCAACCCCCCCACCCTCCATGAGGCGAAGGAACGTGAACTTGAAGTGCTCAGAGAAGGTCTCGCCCCAACCGGCTACGTGACAGTTGAACAGGAACTGTCGCCCCGGTACGCCGCTAGCCCACAGGTGACGGCCAGCGGGAAGGATTTTGAAATCCGTCATTAGCTCAATGAGCCGATCACGCTCACCTGGCTCAATGTGCTTCGGGTCAACCAGCCCGATATTCCCGTCAACCACTCGGGTCACGGTCTCGGGCCAGGTCTCGCGGGCACCGTCCGGCTTCACCCGCTGGTATGTGCGCGTGTAAACGGCTTCGCCGGTAGGGCCCCACTTAATTTCCGTCAACTCGCGTAACCTCCACATCGTAAAGCTCAGGCTCTCCACCCTCGATAGGCTCAAACTTGAAGCGGGCAAGGCCACCGACCGCCGAAGCGGTCCAGTAGCCGTGCCTATCGTCGTCATATTCGTTATCGAAATTGACCGCGATACGGTCAGCTAGCCGCTCTACTTTGGAATGAGCCACAGCATGCCCTTCTGTACCTTGTGCGGGTAGAACCGCAGAGCCAGCGTCAGAGCCAGCGAGGTAAGCAGGGTGATCAGCCAGTAAAGCCCGAACATGATCACCACAAAGAACAGGATTCCCCAGACGATTTCCATTCAGCGGCTCCCGGCAGTAAGAAGGCCGACGAAGAAACCGAGCAACAGGATCGTCAGCAGTACGGGCCAGAACGGAAGCGACCAAATGGCCGCGACAGCCCAAGCGAGCAGCATGTCAATCCCCAGACCAGCGAGGAAAGCGACGATCAGAACACCACAGGAATCCATAATCAAACCTCCGAAGTTGCGTAGCGGGCAGATGCATTCGAGATAGCGCGACGGGAACCAGGGCCCTCGTGATCGTCACGCTCAACGTCAGTCATGACGACGCGCCGGTTAAGGGAGCGAACCACCTTGTCAATCGCTCGCTCATAGCGCTTCTGGTCAGCCGGAGACAGAGCGTCATCCGGAAACTCATCGTGCTTTTTGGCGATAACCACTCGCTCATCAGAAGTCAAAAGGTCGTAAGCCTTATCAAGGTCCCACAGAGCGACGACTACGCCACCAGCTGAAACCCTCGTGCTGTCATCCTTCAAAGGCGCTTTCTCCCAGAGCCCCCGATTGAAGAACGCTCCGAACAGCACCCGGACTTCAGCAGGCGTGTAAACGTACTGAGCGGAATGGTGCATGAAGTCGTACCGCTCAGTCGCCGCGTAGCGGTTGCCAGTGCTCTTGAAAGTCTTCACCAGCTGGGCATCCGTCAAGCCCTCAAGACTGTTCGGATTCGACCAAGCAGCGGTAAGGATTTCCTGCCGAATATCCTCGTGATCAATGCCAGGGTAGCCCTGGGCAACCTTTCTGGCGGCTTGATCAGCGAGCGTCGTTACGTGGTCCCAGTTCATATACGTTGCTATCTCCTTTGCTCAATAACAGTTTCAGCGCAGACTAAAAGTCGTACGTCTTGCCTTCGACTACGAAGCTGCGTCCCTGGACGATGACAGCCTCAGGAATAACCGTGTTGCCCTTGACTCGCAGGATTCCGAAGCCCTGGGTCCACTTGGCTCCACCGGTCTTGAGGTAATGCGCCTTTCGCACGTCCATAGCGTGCCCAACTTCAAGGCCGAAACGGTTTTTCAACCGCCCGTTATAGCCCTCGGCGCTTGCGATCAAACCTACCTTGTGCGTGTGTCCACAAGCAACGCTCTTGCCGATCGACGTAGACAGCCCGAAAGCAACTCCACCGGGGGTACGCGAGGAACCGCCCTCGTGACCGTGGGCAATAACCCAACCGGGCGCAACGTCATAAATACTGCGCTCGACCTTCAGCCCGTACGAGTCAGCTTCAAGCAAATCCTCAAGCTTCAAAGCCCGGAGGGAAGCCAACGCGGGAGCGTACTTCTGCACGTACGTTTCCGTGCGCTCATCGTGGTTACCGGTCTTCAGATGGAACGGCTTGTCTCCCAGCGCGTCACGGAACGCGCGGTTAATGGCGATCGACTCATCAAAGCCCTTCTGAAGAGTCGGCAGGAATTCGCCAGCCATGCCCTTATTCCAGCGGGCAGGCTCCGGGGAGTCCACCAAATCGCCCACGTTGTGAAGCTCATCCGGCTTGAATTCGCGTACGAACCGGACGAGAGCGTCTACGTACTTCCGGTCATGCAACGGGACTTGAAGGTCCGGCAGCAAGACAAGGCTCTTCCATCTACCCATGTCGTTTAAACACCTTCCATCTTCGCCTTGACGGTCTCAGCCGCCATGATGTTGAACAGGACTGCCGCCGCGTGATCTTCGTCAGTCTCGCCGCACAGCCATTGCATGAAATGGCGGAACGCAGACGAGTAGTAGCGGTCAAGTTCCTTTTGGCCGCTGGCTTTCTCCCAATTGCGAGGGTCGTATTTCACGGCTCCGCGCGCCAGGAGAGCGGCGAACCTCGTAAGCATCTGATCCTCAAACGCGATGCCGCGAGGCACCATCAGGTCAAAGCGAGGTTTGCCCTGCTCCGAGTCCCGGCGCATGCCGGATTCATATTCCTCATGCTGACCGGAGTCTTTCGTTACGAATTCCCGAACGGCACGAGGAACCCTGAAATCCGTAGCCGGGATTCCGGAGTCCTCCAGCGCATCCGTAACCCAACCGTCCATCACAGCCAAGGAAACCGCCTACGCAGCTTCCGCCCCTGCGGGCGGTTGACCAGCTGGATTTCCTTAGCCAGAACGGGAAGCCCGAGAATCGGAGTATCGCCGTCCGGGCGAATGTCCACGGTCAGCGGGTACGGAGCCGAGTCAGGGTCGCCAACCTCAGCGACAACCGCCAGCTGTCCCGGCTGCGGGGTACCCGGCCAGTCCTTCACTACGTCAGTGAATCGCACAACGTCACCCGGCTTGAAAAAGCCTGCATCGTGCCGCTCTTCGTAGTTCTCGATTTCGTCACTGCCGTCATCTTCAAGAGTCACTTAATCCCGATCCTTTCTCTCAGCGCTTCCGGGCCGTCAGCCTTAAGGAAGCTGTTCACGTCATGGCCCTTAGGCATGAGAATGATTCGAGCGTTCTGCACGTTCTCAGCGACCTTCTCAGCGAAGGTCTCACCCTGACCCTTATCGTCGTTATCGGCTAGAATGTAGACAGCCTCATAGCCCTTGAAGGGCCGGAGATAATAGGGCTCTTTGATGCTGCTAACGCCAGGGAAGCCGACAGCCGGTAACCCGGCCTGGTGGGCAGCGATAGCGTCAAACTCGCCCTCGGTAACGCAGACATAGGGCTCGGTTCGCATGAGCGCATTAACGTTGAACGGTCGCGGCGTAGCTCCCGGAACGTCCAAGTATTTAGCGCCCTCGGTATCCGGCCAGTCATCCCCGATCTTCTGCGGCAGGAACCGAAACCGCATAGAGACGACTCCGGAGCGAGTCAGGTACGGAACGGCTAGCCGTCCTGTGTACTGCTCATGTCCCGGCAAAGGGTCGTCTACGACGCCCAGCCGAAAGAATTGTGCGCTGTCCCCGGACAGGCCCCGCTTGTCCCTCAAATACTCGACGGCGCGCGGGTTTTCCTTTAGAGCCGCCTGATACTTCGTCGTAGCTTCGGCCAGAAATTCTTTCGTACTCTGCGACGGTACTAGCAAAGTCGGTTAATCCCTCCTTCCAAGCGATAATGTCTAGCGCGTCAACCGCCTTCCCGGTTTCACCGGTCATGCGTGGAATGTCGCACGAGAAACAACGGAACTTGCCTGCGTCGATACTCACGGAAGCTGAAGCGTTCCGGTCCTCATGGAATGGGCACTTCATCTTTTTGAACCGTTGGGAGGACGGCACCATGTCAGCGCCGTAGTGATGTAGGACTGCCTCTATGCCGTCTTTCATGGTGTTTAAACTCCCTCGGCTATCACTCGCCACGCTGGCGGGAATTCCAGATACTCAATGGCACGCTTCAGGATTTCGGTAGCGTCATGAGCCGAGCCAAGCAACCGGTGATTGCAGCGACGACACAGAAGCCCTCTCACAGAGGCTCTAGCGGCTTCCTGAGCGGTTTTCCCCTCAGCTAGCCGGTGCCGCTCTATCTCGTGGTCGTGATCCACTGCGAGGCGCTTGGAGCGTGGCGGCTGAAGACAGATGTAGCAACAGCCGCCCTGAGCCTCAAGAATCGCGTTATATTCCTCGCCAGTGATCCCGTAGACCTCAAGGATTCGCTTAGCGTGTACGGGGTCGCTTCGATCGGCGGGCGCTTTCGCCCGATGCTGGTAAGGCGTGCCGTCTTTCTTGATTCGCACTACCCGAAAGCATCGGACGCAAGCACCATCCTTGACGCTCTTACCCGGACACGGCTTCCTAGCCCTCCGGGCCGTCATCCTCATAGTCCTTCACGTGGCCGAGCGTTCTAGCGCCGGTCCGGCAGTGGTGGCAGTAATCCTTATCGAGCCAGGACAACTCGCACCAAATCCCGTTGGGGTCTACGTTCATCAGGCCACCATCCTCAGCGCAACGCTCTTCGGGATATCGTCGTTTTCCAGAAGAACCTTGTAAATCTGCCGGGAAGCCGAGTGGTAAATGCACAGCCCTTCAGCTTCCTCCATCGGGGCCACATAAGAACCACGATGACGCAGAATCGACAGGCTGTGGTGGACCGCAGGGCCCAACCCCTGAGCATTGCCACGCCAGAGAATCGGGACGGTAGTCACGCGATCGGGAAGCTCAACGTCATTCCACTTGTCCACGTTGAAAAGCGCGAAGTGCTTCTCAGTGAGCCCGTAGCCACGCTGAATCCCCTTGCCGAACCATTCGCCATAGTGGCGACCCGGCCCCAGCTTCTCAATCAGCGCAAAGGCATTCTCATGGACCCAACCGGCAAAGCCGTAGTTGTCAGTCGTCTTTCCCGGCATGAGCCACCGGTTACGGGAACCGGCCTTGACTCGATAGGTGCCCTCTTCGTTCATATACAGGCTGGCTTCCGGGTTAGCGTAGTCAGCCAGATTCGTCCGGACCACAGGCTCAATCGAGATGAGCCCGTTCGTGCCGTCGATCTTCTCAGTGATCGTCACCGGCTTATTCCAGCGGGGAGTCTTCGGCCAAGCCGGGTATTCGTTGCTCACTTGCTCCCCCGATTCACGCGCCGAGACTGCCGAGCGACCTTGTTAGCCGCGCGCCTGCGCGCCTTTACGTCAGCCGGTACGGTTCCGTGATAAACGGCCTTGCCGAGAACCGACATGGCAACCGCGTATCGCAGAGTGAAAGCCCGAGCCTGCTTGCTCTTGTGCATGAGGTTTTCAACCTCGCTGCGCTGGTCTTCAGTAACTCCCGGCAACTCAATTCTAGGGAAAGTCTTGTCCACTATCAGCCCTCCAATTTCATTCGATCCAATTCGGCATTCAGGTAAATGACCATGCCGCCTGAAGGGTCGGCCCTGCCGGTACGGTTCTTCACAACGGCGACCCCCAGCTGTCCCTCAGCGGGTTTAAACAGGTTGAGGATCATGGCGGGAATCTTGCTGACTTTCCCGCGTAGGCCACTCATGGGCGGTGGAGTAGTGCCGTCTTCGTGCTGGCCTGTCACGTGATGGAGAGCGATAATCGCCGCGCCAGTTTCACGCGCCAGCTGGTGGAGGAAATCGCACGTAGCCTCAAGCGATTGATAACCCTCGCCCCCAGTGTCGTTATAGACATTGGAGAGATTGTCAACCACGATCAGCCGGGGCCATTCCCCATACGTCAGAGCGAAAGCCCGAGTGTCGTCTTCGATATCGTCAATCGACGGCGAAGGGTCGAAGTTGAGCCGCAAATGCTCAAGTCCGTTCAGCTTCGCGTCAATCGTTGCCGTATGCCCGTTCTCGATCTGAGTCTCAATATCGGTCACGGTCCAGCCGGTGACCATAGCCGCAACTCGCGTGTAACACACGAATGCATCCGAGTCGGCAGAGAAATACAGGGTGGGAACCCTGGTCTCAACAGCCTCAGTCAGGGCGAATACCGATTTGCCGATACCGGGAGCGGCAGCGACTAGCGTCAGCTGAGCTTGCCGAATATGGACCGTGGCAGCGTCCAGCCGTTTAAACACGGTGGGTAGAGGCTCACCAGCTTTACCGCCAGCAAGCCTCCCCCGCGTAAGGGTGAACACTAGGCGGCTCGCAGGGCCCGCAGATTAAACACGCCTTCCCACGCCGGGTGATTCTCTACCAGCATGCGCGCGTATCGCGCCGGGTAGTGGTCATTCAGCTTGTATTCCTCTTCCCGGCTGAAGAATCCCGTACCAGCCTGCCAGCGGAGCGTTTCCCACAGCATGTGAATGCTGCACTTGGTATGCCCATGCTTGAGCCAAGCCTGAGTCATTTCCTCAAGCCGCTTGTAGATGTGCGGATTCTCGCCGTGGAACCGCTCAAAGCGGTCCTGAATGCTGCCGGTATTCCGGGCCCGCTTCGGCTTCGGCATACGGTGCCGAAGAATCCTGAGCAGGTCATCCATCCGCCGATTCGCATTCGGGCGGGAGCGCCCGCGTCGAATATCAACGATGGTTTTCGGCATGAGCCCATGAATGCGCTCCGAGCGCTCCGGAGTCACGTAGACGGCTTCCATGATCGGAATGTTGTGCTTCTGCGCGTAGTTGTGCGCGTGATACAGGTGATCAGCGACGATCAGCGTTTTGGTGGCAGTCACTCATTCTCCCCTCAATCAAGGGGCCCCGGTCATCGTTGCCAGGGCCCGCGTATCAACGTATAGCTTCAGCCGAAAAAAATTACCGGCTCTGAATCCACTGCGGACGGCACTTGTCAGGCGCGTTGCGCGGCGCAGGGCAACCCCAGAAAGCGCCGTACGCCTTGCCGCTGGCGTTGGTTCCGGCAGGAACGAAGTTCTTCTCACCGTGCGGGCACTGCGGGGCCGGTCCGGGCGGTCGCCCGCTGTTCGGCTGCTGCTGAGGCTGCTGATAGCCACCCTGCGGGGCCTGGTAGCCGTTCTGAGCGCCGTTCGGCTGCTGGTAGGACTGCTGGGCCGCAGCAGGGCTCTGGGTCGGCGTAGCGTCCAATCCAACGGCAGCCGCATAGGTGGCTTTCAGAGCCGCGTGAGCATTCCCGAGAGCGCCACCAGCGGCAGCCTCGGTAATGACTCCCAGCTTGTCCGCAACCTCCGGCCACGTCTTGCCGCGAACAGTCACGGTCGGCGCACTATTGCTGTCGTAGGGCCGGAAGGATACGACGATATCCTCCGGCGTCGGGCCCTCCGCAGTGAGCACCTGAGCGGCGAAAGGGTCTTCGTAAGTCTGACTCAATTTAGTTACTCCCTTAATCTAGGCAAACTGGAAATCAGTTGTCGGCGGGACAGGCTCCCCGCCGCGCCGGGTGATGCCCAAGTATTCGTGCGCTCGCGTTCCGCCTAGCTTGCAGAATTCACGGACGAGACAGATTCGGCAGTCGTCACCCTTATTGGGTAAGAAGATTTCTGCCTCAACAGCCCTATCCATGTCGCGGAACATTTCCCCGACTAGCTCCGGGGTCCAGATACTCAGGTCATATGGCTTCGTCGGTGCAGTGTTCTTCGCCATGTAGTAATCGCCGTATCGTGGGAGAATCCCCAACACTTCGAGCATGGCGAGCCGGTAGACGGCTAACTGGAATTCAGATTCCGGCAGCTTGTTACCGGTCTTTAGGTCTCGTGGACGGATTTCCCCGTCTCGAAACTCGATCACTTGATCTATGTAGCCCTTGACGAGTACGCCGCCCATCTCAACCTCGAACGGAATCTCG